GGAACGCCGAGTTCATGTGGTTGGCTTCTTCCCAGCCGTTGATGAACTTCGATTCCATACGCACCGTCTTGCCGGTGATCATGTGCTTGATCTTGCCCACCTGGTTGTAGCGCTGGTCGCGACTGACCACTTCCTCAAAGACCGCCCACAGTTTCCTGCTCTGCCAGGCGTTGAAGTTGCCCTCAAGCTGCGTCTGTCCAACCGTCGCGCCGTACTGGCCGTAGAGCTCCCCCATCACATCGGCAAACATCAGGCTCTTGCCCGAGCCTTCCATCGTGGAATGGAACAGCACTGCGGTATCCATCTTCGCGCCCATGTTCTGCAGCGGGTAGGCCAGCCACCTGATCAGCCAGTTCAGTGCCTCGGCATCGTGGTTGCACAAAAAGCTGATCAGCCAGCGCAGGTTCTCGCACGCCCCGTCGTTGCGAACAGGCTCGAGTGGCAAACCCTCAAACGTGTTGATGTACACGGCTGGGTCTTTGGTCATGGTCGGGTCGAAGACGATATGGTCGACATCCACCACACGTCGGTCTTGGCTGTTCAACCACCACTTGTACTCATCGCCTAAGGCCATCTTCACCGCGCCCTCAGGGATCCGTCGCTTCTTTTCCCGGTCCCACACATCCTTGGTGCCGTCGATGTAGACGTACCGCTCGATGGGGTCCAGCTTGAGCGCCCCGCCCTTTTTCGCTGCCAGGCGCTTCACTTGCTCCAGCTCTTTGACCTGATCGAGGGAAACCAACTTTTTGTCGGTGCGATCAATCCACTGTTTCGCAAGCGGTTTGCCCACCAGCGCTTCGAAGCCAGCCCGCTTCATCGACTGCGCCTTGTCGAGGTCCCACACATTGGTCGAGCCTTCCACCAACGCGAACCGCCGCAGCGCAGCTTTCAATACCAAGCCATCCGCCCCCTCCCCCCCTGAGGCCGATGAGCTGGCCGAGCTGGCCGCTACTTCGTCCGATGGGGTACGGGGAAGCTCATCGACCTCCCCAGCAGGGTCCGTCGCCGCGTCTGCTGGCTCATCGATTGATGGGGCATGAGGAAGCTCCCCCTGCGGCGGCGGTGTGGGTGGCCGCGACTTCGCATCAATACCAAGAATCCGCGCCGCCTCTCGGGTAGCCACCCTGCGATCACCGTCATGCACCAGGATGCAATAGACATCGAATGCGTCATTCTTGTGGCCGTTGCCCAGCGGATCAGAGCTGTGGTGCGAGTACAACTTGCCATCGGTGATGGTGACGCCAGGCAGGCCACTGCTGCTCTGCGGGCAGAGCCACTTACCATTGATCCGCTGGTACCCATGCGCCTCGATCAATGTGGCAATGTCGTGCCGGCGATTGAATTCCGGGATGACCTCGGGCAACGGCTGACCGGATCGGACCAGCGTAGGTTTCGAGCGCTCAGGTGCGCGAGCTGCTGCCACGACTGGTTGCGGCTGCCACGGGCAAACCGCGTCGGCCTGTTGCTTGAAAGCATCCCACCCCTGCCAGATGGCCAGAAGCTCAGCGGGCAATTCCGGCAGGCCTGCAGCTGAGGGTGGATTGCGCCAGGTGTAAGGTTTGCCAGTGTCGGGGTGAATCGAAGGTGGTAGGACGTCCTGCACCAGACCGCCGCGCAGCTCGAAGACGGTGATTTTCTTGAACGGCTCTGCCGCCATGCGAAACGCCGCCTCTCGGGCGGCATCACCATCATCCTTAGCTGCTTTGACCTGGGCCATCAAACCTTTGTAGATCTTGCCGTCAGGGTCATTCTGGTTAGGCCACACCAACGAGTGGCGACTCAGTTCAACGCCTGCCGGCACTCTAAACAGGATGCGGAAACGCAGAGGGTTGCCCACTGCCGTCGGATACGCAGCCGCGAGGGCGTCCACGTCCAGACCGAGCGTCTGCTGCAGAGCCAACCGAGTCAGCGGGACATCATCAACATCCAGCGAACAGACCCGGCTCGGCCCCAGCACAACGCCCAGGTTATGACTCGGGTGCTGCCGCCAGAAGCCCTCGGCCTCGGCGGCGTCAGTGAAGTAGCCACCCGGCTTGTTCCACCCGTTGCCCTTGGGTGCCTTCTCGCCCGGTTCAATAGGTACCAGCGCGAGACCGAAAGCGTCGACATAGCGCCGCGCCCACTCGGCCATTGTTGGTGTAGGGCGGTCGGTCATCTGCGCCGCTCCCGCAGCTCTTGGCAGCTGATACAGGTTTCGCAGCCTTGGACGAGTTGCTGACGCAGCAGCGGGATAGCATCGTCGCAGTCCTCGCAAAACTGAGCGCTGGCTTTGACCGGGCGTTGGGTATGGCGCTGCAGAGCCATCTGCAGGAAGTACTCGGCCTGCTCAGCGGCCATGTCGAGCGGATCAGGAACGTTAGCCATTGACCTGATCCTCCATCGCATCGCGGGCACCGGCGGTGATCGCCAATACCTGCCGGATCACGTCCAGGCCGCACGCTTCCAATTTCTGGACTTCGTGCAGCTCCCATACGTTGTCCGCTGCGCCTTCGTGCATGCTGCTGACGAACTGAGCGGCTTCCTCAAGCAGATGAGCAACCGCCTTGAGCTGTTGATTGGTCGCAGGCACCGGCTGCGGGCGGTACCAGACCACCCCTGCCGCCCTGCCCAACGCATCCAGAACGCGCTTGTCAGAGGTCCACTGCAGCACTTCCTCAAGCTCGTCTGGATTCAACCAGCGCCGTTCTTCATCGTGTTTCAACTTCTTCTGCAGAGCATCCAGGTCCATGCCCATATCAAACGCCAGAGTGGTGATGCCGCCTCTGTATTCGCGACCTGCGCGGTAGAGCGCGTGGCGCAGGGAAAGGGCTGGACCGGTGTCCAGCAAGGTATCGATGCGACTCATAAACCGTTAAACCTCTGTTAACGGTGTAGTCATGGAACCGGGCAAGCCCTATCCTACGACCACGACCGTGGTGTGATGCTTTGCGTGCTGTGCGGGCATCACATGTGGTTCCAGTCATCCGGCGATTCTTGTGGTGAGAGGCTGCCGGGTGGCGGGTGTCTAACGTTGGGCTGGGGGAGTCTTGTGGTGAGAGGACCCCAGTTCAACGCTCCTTACTTTCGTTGCTGAGCAGCGCCATCCACTTGTTCTTCATAGAACAACTCAATTGCCTTCCCGGCCTCGTAACGGACTGCGGCGCCCTTAGTCGCCCGGTAGATGGTGGGCTGGGAGACGCCAACCCGATCAGCGATTGCGCGCTGTGAAAAGCCCAACTCAATCAACTTCAAAACCATCACTTGTACGGTCATAGCGCTCACCTATTCGTTAGCGAATAGGCGGATCTTACCCAAACGAATAGATCGAAGCAATACACTTGCAATACGTAAACAAATCAGAGCATTCAGCAGTGATAGGAAGCCGAATAGCGAAGCGCATGCAGGAACTCGGTCTCTCTGGCGGGGAGTTATCACGGAGATCCGGCGTGCCACAGCCTACAGTCCACCGGATTTTGTCTGGCACATCAGTCAGCCCTCGCCAAGAAAATGTTGAAAAGATCGCCAGAGTCCTCGGAGTTACCGCCGACTGGCTTTGGAAGGGCGAAGGCACCCCCAAAGTCGCGACCGGGGTTCAATCGAACGTTGAGCCTGGACCACAGGTTCGGGGGTTTGTACCGCTTATTTCATGGGTGCAAGCCGGGGCGTGGTGCGAGATGCAGGAATCCCTGGAGATACAGGACGTAGAATCCTGGCTCCCTTGCGCGGTGTCTCACAGCAGCGGTACGTTCGCCCTCAGAGTAAGGGGGCTTTCGATGTTCAATCCGCACGAACGCCGCTCATTTAGGGAGGGCGATATCATCTTCGTCGATCCAGAGAGGGACTATGAGAACGGCTCGTTAGTGATCGCCAAACTGGTAGATAGCAAGGAAGCGACGTTCAAGCAGCTCGTCATCGAAGGCGAGCGCCACTTCCTCAAGCCACTCAACCCATCTTGGCCCGATCCCATTATTGAGCTACCCACTGACGCGCTGATCTGCGGCGTGGTGATCTCTAAAGTGGAGATATTCTGACGCATTGACCTATACGTAATCATTACGCAAAGGTATTGACCCAACCTATTCGTTTAAGTATTGTCTGGACCGTTACTCCTCTCACCACCGAGGTCCAGATATGCCAATCGCCCAAGCCAATTGTGGGAGCAAGGTTTTCTTGCACCCCACCATTTGCACCAGCCCTACCCTGCTCGCCGCCTTCCAGCAACGTACGGGGCTGAAGCTCATCATCTCGCCTGCTGGCCAAGCTCTTGCTGTATCAGCAGGGGGTGCCGTATGAGCGAATACATCGTCCCACTCAGTCGCGTAATGGTGCTACAGCACGCCCTTGAGCGCGGTGGCGTAACCACCTGCCCAGTCCGGCGTCCAGAAATCAGCATCGACGCCCACATTCAGATCGAGAATGACACCCGCAGCCACCTCGTGACAGTAACGCTCGGGCCGATTGCTGGCTCGATCACGCTTCTGCGTGGCGACCCCTTGAAGTACACGATCCTTCGAGACTTCATTCAGGACTTGGCCAACGGGCGCACTGATACCGGGGCACAGTCCGAGCAGGCCATTGCTATGCAGGAAGCTCTCGAGAGTGTGAATGCAGTGCTCGAGCAAACGCAGGTCGCTTACATCACACCCACCTCGGATGCCCAACGTCCCTTCAGAGTGATTGTGCTGGATCAGCTCGGGGACATTTGCGCCCGTACCAAAGGCCATTGCAAGGATCATCTCGCCGAGGTGATACGCCAACAACTGCGACCTGCTGAAGAAAAGGCTGGGGAGCGCCCATGACTGACACGCTTGCCCAACTGCGGCAACAGTGGACAACTCCCTGCCCGACGCTGACCGAGGTGCGGGAGCACTACTTTCCGCACATCAAGACGAATCGCCGGCTGAGGGAGCTGATCCAGTCAGGCCAGATCGGCCTAACGCTAAAGAAAGTGCATGACCATCCAAGGGCACCGCACGTGATCTATCTGTACGACCTAGCCGACTACCTCGATAGCCGATCAAAGAAGACTGCGTAACAGAGGCTGCCCCGGCCATCAGGGGCAACGCATACAGCACCAGGTCATCACCACAACCCCGACCTGATGCTGGGCACAACGGAGCACAGCACATGCAACCCCATAAACTTGTTCTTGCGATCGGCATTCTTTGGTTGGTCACTCTGGTCGTCTTGCCCTTCCTATTCGCTACAGCTAGACGCCGCGCACATGCCGCTGGCCTCGCGGCTGGCAAGGCGATCAAGGACGCCGCTCATATCCACCAGATCCGCAATCTTGAGAGGGAGTTGGCCGACAAGCAGGCCGAGCTGGTCAACGCGCAGAAAGCTTTCACTGCTCATATGGAAGCACGCCGCCAGGTAATAACCGAGCTGGAAGAGCGGATCATGTCGTACACGGGGCTGGCCGTGACCAAAGCCGATTACCAAGCGCTCATCGCTGTCTGCGAGACGCTCGAAACGGCTGGGAGAACTTGGAAGCAATTGAAGGGTGCCGAGGCATGGGTAGCGCGCACCGAACATCAGGGCCGCAGCTTGCGAGAATTGGCCATCCGGATTCGCAATGAACTGCCCACTCCAAATACCAAAGTCGGCGATAAAGGGGCAGCAGCATGATTCCGGAGAATGAAAAGCTGGAACAGGTAATGCGCAAAATCAAGCGCTGCCTTGCTCTTTCCCAGAGCGCAAACGAGAACGAGGCGGCAACGGCCCTGCGACAAGCACAGGCACTGATGCGCAAACATCGCCTTACCGAAACAGATGTGCACCTTAGCGATGTTGGCGAAATCGAGTCCTCGTTAAGCCGCATCAATCGACGCCCCGCGTGGGATAGGGATCTCTCTTGTTATGTGGCCAATGTCTTTGGCTGCAAGACGCTGAGGTACCGGCACTACGACAGGACGAAGGGCCGACGCGTGGAGCGAGCAACATTTGTGGGCATCACTCCAGCGCAACACATCGCCCTGTACGCCTATGAGGTGCTGCTGGCCAAGGTTACCGCAGCCCGCAAGGATTACACCTCGGGCGTTAGGTCAGGAAGGTTCCGAAGCCCTTACTCAGCAGAGACAGCCGGAGATCACTTCGCTATCGCTTGGGTCTGGAGCGTTCAGAGCAAGCTCCGCACGCTGGTACCCCAAGGCGAGGATGCTCTAGCAGTACAACACCAAAACTGTGGACAGGACCTCATCGCGGTAACGACCCAAGACCAGATGCTCATTCAGCAATTTCTGGACAACCAAAAAATCGGAAAGCCCCGCAAACAACCAGATCGAGAGCTGGACATTGACGCACAGATCGCCGGGATGCTTTCCGGATCACGTGCAGAGATCAATGTCGCACTCACGTCCGGAGGTCAGGCAACACCGCGGCTTGCGAGTAGCAATGGGAGCGTCCAGTGATGGGCACTACAAAGCAGGCAACGAACCTGTTGCCCTCCCCATTCTGCGCCGGGGAAGCAGGGGGTTTCTCAGTCCAAGATGACCGCGATCCTAACTACAACTGCGACCCGATCATCTGCAGTACATGCGGTGCAAGCACACGCCTTCTGTTACGAGATAAAGGCCCCGAGCAAGTGTGGGGTAGCAGCGCTATCAGCCCCCACGTTTGGCTCGGCCAGGCCGGTCTGTACTTCACCCGATTGGACGCCGTGCGCAACTTTGAACAGTCGGTCACACCTATTTCGCTAGACGAGTTGTTCGAGCTTGCCAGCAAACTAAACGAAGGTAGAAAAACCGCCGGTCACGATGAGGTGAACACATGAGCACACCACGTTGGGTTTTGATCAATCGCGCCGCTGAGCTGACTGGCTATTCCGAAGACGCAATTCGTCACAAAGTAAAGAACGGCACCTGGGCACAAGGCCGCATCTGGCGCAAAGCCCCTGACGGCCGCATAACCATCAACATTGCTGAGTACGACAAATGGGCCGAGAGCGCATCACAGGTGGCCTAGAGGCCGAGCTGGCCAAGCACACAGGTATCGAGATGCATGGCGGCAATTTGCGGATCGTCTTCATGTGGCGCCGCATCCGCTGCCGTGAGTCCCTTGGCCTGCCGGTGACCAAAGCCAACATTAAACATGCCGCCTTACTCAGGGCGGCGATTCTTCATGAAATCAAGACCAGCACCTTCGAGTACGGGCGCCACTTTCCAAACTCGAAGCATGCAGGGAATTACAGTAGCGCGAAGGATGAGCGGCTAGCGGCGCTGGCAGAGCGCTACAAGCCCCTGAAGGCCATCGACATCACCCCCATGACGGAGGAGAAGTACGCCTACGCCATCGACATATGCGTCGAGCTGGTGGGCAAGGATCGATTGGCAGGCATCCTGCTACCCGAAGATATCCACCTACTCCGGGCCCGACTGATCGAAACCCGCGCACCATCTACCGCCAATCATTACTTAGCCACCTTTGCTGGCTTCCTCACTTGGTGCGAGAGCAACAAATATTGCGTGGCCGGGCTCGCTGCCGCGTGCACACGCTTTGCCATGAGCGAGAAAGAACCGGATCCACTGACGCACGAGGAGTTCGACCTCATCATCACGAAGGGCTGTCTGCATCCTCAAGACGTTGCAGCCACTACGCTCGCCGTCTATACCGGTCTGCGGCCGGGCGAGCTCTGCGCCCTGGCCGTAGAGGACATCGACCTGCAGGCGGGGAAGATCGAAGTCACCAGGGCGATCACCGCTAGCGGCACATTCAAACTTCCGAAGACAGGCAAGCCCCGCACGGTGCTACTCATGGAACCTGCGATTGAGGCCTGCAGAGCACTGATGGCCATCGTAGCGAAGCACCACAAGCGGGATATACGCGTCTATCACAACAGGCATGAATGGCGTGACGAGTCCGTCACACCACTTCTATCCCCAAGCACGCAGGCAAGGAAGCGGGTAATCAACGAATGGTTTGTCTCCACCGCCTGGAACACGAAATGGGCAGGCATCCAGCGCCGAGCTGGCATTCGCCCGAGACGACCATACCAGACCAGACATACCTACGCTTGTTGGTGCCTGACGGCACAAGGAAATCTGGCGTTCATTGCAAAGCAGATGGGGCACAAGGACTTCACTATGCTTGTACAGGTATACGCAAAGTGGATGGATGATGAGTCGCCCCAGGAGCTGGAACGAATCTGGACGGGAATTTGCCAAGGCCGGCGTAAAAGTTAAAAGGAGAACCCCCCGCCGGCGAACCGGCGGGATGGGCTGCTACCGCAAGGACAGCATCAGGGTGAGCGGAGAGATATCTGGGCAGCGGGCAAAACCGGCCTTCTTTGCGTAGAACTCAGCCAACGCCTCGTTCAGAGGATGAACCAGCAGCGCAGCAGTACCGACAACCTCAGAGGATGTGAGCACCCGGCCGATAGCATCCTGCAGAAGCCCTTCGGCGAAACCGAAACCCTGCGCAGTCATCGTCACCCCCATGCGACCGAGAATCGTCGCAGGATGGACATCCGGAGTATTCCGCTGGAGCTTCTTAGGCGTCACGTGCTCACGCACGATAGAGCCACTAGACAGAGTGTAGTACCCGGCTACCCGGTTGCTACCCTTGAAGCAGGTCACGTAGACCACCGCTTGTTTCTTCTCTTGCCCCTTCCTTGCGTACTTGTGAAGGTACTCGTTGATCGAGCTCTCCCCACAGTCAAAATCACTAAAATCGTGAAACGCGTTAAGCTTCTCGGGCTTGCTCAGCTCCAGGGGGCTGGCTTGGACATCAGTTTTTGTAGACACTTGTTGCTCCTTAACGGATTGGATTCAAGTGCCTGTTCAAAGCGGTCGAACGCTTCATCGCTGAGAATGAATAATTGACGGTCCATGATCACTTCTTCCGCCCTCTTGCAAGCAGCATCCAAAATGAAGCTAGTTCTGTCAGTCCCCAGCAGCTCCACGGCCGCATCGATCAGGCTTCGTTTTTTTGTATCAACCCGCATGTTGATTGGTACGGGTTTATCTCGCTCGATGGTTAGAGCAGACATTTTTCTTACCTCTAAATAGTTTGGTTACTGGTTTCGATTTCTCCTTATTGGCCCGCATCGGCTCAAGTTGTTTGGTCTAACTTCACATGGTGTTGCTTGCTTGCGGTCGCACATTTGCTTTACCTCGGTGTGCCCCAGATAAGCGGGGACTTTTGCCCAGAGAAATCGGGACTTGATCTAGACCTTCGTAGGTTTTGCTCCTGACATGTCGGAGCTTAAGTGTGGAGGCCATCTCCACATTTCCAATGCTACTCCACCTGTATAGCTAATGTCTACACCAGTGTATGAATTAGACTTACAAATCCTCCCCTCGCTCCCAAGCACCGTCGTGATACCCTAGACGGACTCTCCACACGGATTGCGGCATCGCGCCCTCGGCTTTCTACCGAAATGCCCCGCCAATGCCCCAGCACAAGACCAGAATCAACCTAAGATATTGATGAATAAAGCAATTTCTGAAATCTCCGCGCACACTCCAATGATGCAACAGTACTGGCGGCTGAAAAATCAGCACCCGGACCAGTTGATGTTCTACCGCATGGGCGATTTCTACGAGATC